CCATAAAAGCACCTTTTCCCTGTCATCCATATTATGACTTGAAGGCGTGGGAATACTTGTTGGAGAATTATGAATCCTTGAGCCGTGAAATATTATTTTGGAACATAGGACAAGAAGCAAAACCGGAGGTGGCCTAGTGATCAATTATTGGGAGTTGAGAAAACAGATCCAGAATATCATCCCAAGGCAGACGTTATTACACCCAATCAAATCCTCCCAGGCGGGTCTGGTAAAGGAGAAGGGACGCAAATCCAACTACAAACAATTCAACCTTCAGACCGGCGAGTGGGACAATATTCAGCGCCTCCTCAACGTGGAGGAGGTCAACTCATTCCTGGAAGTATCCCTGCGTGCGGCGGCCTGTCCAATGCCCCTCAACCTGGACGTCTGGGACGGGTTGAAGTGCCCCTTCCGTTGTAAGTACTGCTTTGCGGACTATTTCCGTGCCAGCCTATACACCTCATTTTTCGACAACTCAAAGTCAATGGGGCTGCGTCACTGTAATATGGACTATTACAAAAAGGAACTGGACAAACTACTGAACCAATATGTGGGCAAGGACCCGCACTCGGTCTCCAACGAAACCGGCAAGGCCCTCGCACTCCAAATCCCGATGCGCCTGGGCATACGGTTCGAGGATTTCACGGCACGGGAAGGCCGGGAAGGCGTCAGCCTGGGGCTGCTTCGTTATCTGGCGGAGAACCAATATCCCGTTATGGTCAATACCAAATCGGCCCTGATCGGTACCGAACCCTACGTGGAGGCCCTTGCCTCCAATCCCGCCAAGGCGGCGATCCATATGACGATGATCTCCTGCGATGAAGGATTCCTGAAGAAGGTTGAACCAGGGGCACCTTCATTCCAGAAACGTATCGAGGCCTGTAGGAACCTCTCCCTCGCCGGTATACGGGTTGTTGCGAGGATTGAGCCCTATATGGTGTTCCTGAACGATTCCCCCACGATGCTGTCCGAGTATATGGCGGCGTTAAAGCACGCCAAAATAAAGCACATTACATTCGATACCTACTCCTACAGCGCATACAACCCGGGCATACGCCAGAATTTCCTCGAGATTGGACTAGATTTTGACCGAATGTTCCTTTTGGGATCAGACAGTCAAGGGATCGGATCATTGCTCCTAGATTCATACATGGATTTATTCCGGAGGGCGGGATTCAAATGTTCAACATTTGATTTGGGAAATGTGCCAAATAATTCGCAACTCATTTGTTGTGAGGTCGGCGACTTATGGAGGGATTGCGGATTTAATTACGGCAGTGTGGTTCCTGCGGCAAGGTTCATCGTTAGCCGTGGAAATTGTCCTACTACATGGAATGATTTCGCCGAATATGTAGAACAAAACGGTGGATTCCTATCCAAAAGACTAAAAATGGAGGTCAAGCAACTTTGGAATGTAGACGGAAATTGGGCATACGCAGTCAATTGGGGTGCGGGTATCGAGCCCGCAGGACGGGATGAGGACGGAATGATTTGGAAATATGAATCTGAAATTGACTTCAGAAAAAATTTGTTGAATTCCTTAATAATATAACAGACGAGATCAAAGGGAGATACAAAAATGGACAATAAATATGGATTAAATGGATTTGAAATTATCGATGAACAAGAAGCAGATCATTCGCTGGATTTGATCCTAGTTAATTCCTATGATGAAAATAATGAAAATACGACCAAAGAATTCAAACAAGCCATAAAGGCCTTGAATCAATTATCTGTTGGAGAATGTATGAGCCTTTGTTGTTCGACAATGGCAAACTGTTTCATCAAAATGAAAGAAGAAATTCAATGTAAACAACAGAATGGAGAGGATGAAGATGACGCATTCAATATTGTTACTCTGGTCAAAAACTATAATGGCGAATCTGTTATCGTCCGGTTAGATCAGATGGAAACATTGAAAAAGGCCTGTGAGAAATGTTCCAAGGATTTTGTCGAGGAATTGTCGAATACGATACTCAACTTGGAACGTATAATCAACAAAATGGAGAATTCAAAAAATGAAAATTGATTCAAGAATTGAGACAATATTCTCGCATGCTGCTGCGTTAGATCAATCAGGGAGGTTGCGTAGCGTTATCCAGGTAATAGACAGAGACATCTACATACTGAACACCGACAAAACGATTTTGTTCCGCTTTGTATTGCCTTCATCAGCACCTTCATTTGAGCACTGCGTAACATTTAATGCAAATGATTATGACAGCTCTGATTTCATTGAATCAGAAGGTAAGGTTGTATTTACTCAACAGGGAAATGAATACATCCGTACCAAATCCTGTGGAATACCCGATCAAATAGATATGAGGAAATTATTTTCTGAATTTGAAATGCCAAAGACAAATAGAAGTCAGGTAACTTTGTCCAAAGAAATCATATCCTTCCTCAACCCTTCTCTCAGTCATATTGAATTTATGGCTGAAAATAAGGAATTGATTATAATCCAAAAAAATATCTATGATGGAACAATCATTAGGATCACCAAGCGGAATATGGGCGGATTTGGTGTGGGCCATTCCGATGAAATAAATACTGGGGGTTTTGGACCAATTGGAGTGCGCACTAATGATTTCCTGGCTTTGTTTTCATTCAATGATTTACTTGAAATGTATTTCAACCGGGATGTTAATTATTGCCGTGTTCGTGGAAGGAATTTTAGAATGGATTGCGTGATTGCGCTTTGTGTATATGATGAACTGGGAAATATAACCTTGTCGAAAGGAGTCAAATAATGGGCGGAAAAAGCAGAAAAACCGGACAAGTGAGCCGTGCCCTCATCGAACGGTTAAAAAAAGGTAACACGGCTGATTTGATGAGAGACGGAAAACAACGACAGGAATGCGCCATAAAAAAAAGATGCGGAAGCAGAAAAAAGGAGAAAAAACAAAATGAAAAATCAATTGATACCGGTTTCAATATATTGTCAAACGTTACAGAGGTTTCAAATACGTCCAAATTTCTGGATGAGTGATGAGTATTTGTATTTGTCAGATCTGCGTGAAATAATAGATCATGATTATGTATGGTGGGAGGAGGAGGAGGCACCTGAAGCCTATGCTGTGCCTCCAATCAATATCAACGATGGTTCAGTCGGCTATCCGGGTCATGATCCAAAATATGATACAATATGGAGTGGCTGGAGCATAGGATCACACTGGTACAAATCAGAAGGAAAAATAAATAATATACCAGAAAATATTGTGCTTTCTTCGATTTTGGATTATGAATTTATTTATGATCCAATGGAATTTATTGATTTATCTGGATCAAAATGGTCTGTGTTCAGAAAAAATATCCGCAAATGGCCGAAACATCATCCTGATAGCGAATACCTTCCATTGTCAGATGATGAAATAGGTTTACCTCTCCTAGTGTCTCAATGGATACTCACGCACTATCATCCACGGTATGATTATGAGATTCATGATTATTATACATTGACTAATTTCTGCTTCAATGGAAGTCACCGCAAGGGTATATTTTACCAGGATCAGCTGCTTGGTATGAACGTATGGGATGAAAATCATCAATTCATTAATTACAGATGTTGCGTAGTCATGCCTGGTCAACCTTTTTTGGATGAATATTTGAGATATCTTTTTTACACTGATCCTGAAATACTTTCCAAGGAAAAACGGGTCAATGATGGAGGATGTTTGGATAATATTGGATTACAAAATTTCAAATTACGTTTGAATCCCATTGAAGTGAATTCGATTTATTCATGGAAATGGATAAAATAAAAAGGAGATATTTCAAATGAAAACAAAATTGAACCGCAAAATATTTTTGGAAACTCTGGACAAGGTAAAGCCAGGATTATCCAATCAGGCCATCGTTGAACAATCTAGCACATTTGTGTTCAAGGGAAACCGTGTGTACACCTTCAATGATGAAATTTCTGTTGAGGCACCTATTGAAGTCAATCTGCCTGAATGCGCAGTGCCGGCAGAGGAATTATACAAGCTGATTGAACGTATGCAGACTGAGGAGTTGGAGTTGGAATTTACCAATGAAGAATTAATCATCAAGGCCAATCGAATGAGTGCGGGCATCAGAATAGAAAAAACAATTACCCTTCCCGTGGAAGAAATTCAACAGGAAGAAAAGGTCATGTCCTTGCCGGGAGGATTCTTTGATGGTTTGCGGTATTGTATCCCTTGCGTGAGCAAAAATCAAAACAATCCCGTTTTGACCTGCGTGAATATTAGCCAGACCGGCTTGATCGAATCATGCGACAATTTCCGCCTCATGCGTTACAAAACAGATATGGAAAAAAAGAAAAAACTGGATCCATTTCTCCTTCCTGCCTCCAGCGCAAAACAATTGCTGAATTATGAGACGCTAAAAAAATATGGAATTACTCCAGACCGTAATTGGATACGTTTTTCCACCGAAGAAAAAAATGATTTCATAATTTCATGTCGCACTTATCAGAATATGAACTATCCCGATTTGGATGATATCATGAAACGGGTACTCAAAGAAAATCAGGAATTGATTAAATTCCCAAAAAATATGGAGAATATCATTGAACGTGTTTCAGTATTCCTTTCAACTGATCCGTTAGATGAAGTCATTGAAGTGCACCTCAAGGAGGATCTGATTGAGATGGAAGGCAAAGGACAATCGGGATGGTGTAAGGAACATTGTAGGATCGAATACAAATCTTCGCCCATATCCTTTCTTATCAACCCCAGGAATTTCAAAGAAATTTTGAAACAAATGACAGAAGGTACCGTAGGTGATAACACCATTCATTTCCGGTCTGAACGGCTGGATCATGTTATTTGGATCAACCGGGTGGATAAGAAAAATGCCAAAAACTATTGAATCTTACAAGGAATCCTCACGTATACGTGCTGAATTCAAACTGATGCTTGGATGTATTCCAACCAGTATCATGGCCAGGGAAAATTCGGACGCAAATGATCCAATTATGGATGAACGGGGACCGTTGAAATGCGAACGACACAAGAGCATTATGCGAAAAGTGAAGGGGAATTTTTACCGCAAACTGTTCGTCATATCGGGTACGGCAGTGCGCGGCAAAAAGGGCGGTTTATCTATATTCCCCCAAAATATTGGAAAAATTCTGGTCAAATTTTATACAAAGGAAGGCCAAACGGTCTATGATCCATTCGCTGGTCATAACAGCCGTATGCAACTGGTATATAATCTCAAGCGTAATTACATCGGGGTGGACGTGAGCAAGGAATTCATGAAGCACAACCTCATAATCAGAGACAAATTATTGGCTCAAAATCAACATTGTATATTTCCCAATCCCTGTTCTATTACATTGATTGAAGGTTCCTCTGCTTCAGTTCCCTCCATTGATTCTGAATGCGCGGATTTCACGATAACCAGCCCGCCCTATTGGGACATAGAATATTATGGGGATGAACCGGAACAGTTAGGAAATCACAAAAATTATGGGAAATTTTTGGATGCCCTTCAGGCACATGTATCTGAAAATTACCGCATCCTGAAACCCAACACGTATTGTTGTTGGTTTGTAAATGATTTTGTGAAAAATAACACATATTTTGCTTATCATTCTGATTTGATCAATCTATTTCAAAAGGCTGGTTTTGTGATTCACGCCATTTATATTGTCGATTTGAAACGTTCTTGTGCTTTCATCCGGGATGTAATCAAATTCAAACGTTTCACTAAAAGCCACGAATATTGTATGGTATTCAGAAAGGAGGCGAAATGAAGGGATTTTTCAACTCTCAAATCCTACAGCCTAAAATCCCCCCAGGTCATATCCTGGGGGGATCTCACCGTGTTAAAATAGGATGTAATGCTTGCGGGTTATACAAGTCTTGTTTGACACCAAAAATGAAACCCACGGGCGATGGGCGCAAAAGCATTTTGATCGTTGGAGAAGCCCCTGGAGCCGAGGAGGATAAACGTCAAACTCAGTTTTGCGGGGATTCAGGACGTTTTCTTGAAAAAAAATTGAAACAAGTAGGAATCAACATGAATGTTGATTGCCGCAAAACTAATGCCGTAAATTGCCGGCCACCCCGCAACGCTACGCCAACGACCTTACAGATAGATAGCTGTCGTGTATTCCTATTTGAGGAAATAGAAAAGTTCAAACCTAAGCTGATTTTGTTGGTCGGCGGCAGTGCGGTTCAATCCTTCCTCGGAGGCCGGATCAAGTGGAGGGATGAATCATTCAGTATCAACAAATGGAGAGGCTGGACTATCCCCGATCAGGACTATCAATGTTGGGTTGTGCCTGTGTTTCACCCATCATTTGTTAAACGGAATGAAGATGGAGGTGACTATTCATCGACCATTTATCTGGAGCAGGATTTGAAACGCGCAGCTGATCTTATCGGTGCTCCATTTCCTATTTTGAATTATGAAATTCAAACGATTGATACGCGTCAGAATTCTGGGCAAAAATATGTAGAAAAATTGATCCAGGCTATGTTAGAGAGAGCGGATAAGGAAACGTTTCCAGTGGCATTCGATTATGAAACTACGGGTTTGAAACCTCACAAGGAAGGTCATCAAATTATATCGGTTGCTATTTGCGACAATCCTGATAAAGCCACCTCTTTTTTGTGGAATTCTGGCTTGTCGAATGTCTGGAAAGCTTTTTTGCGTCATCGCAACATTTTGAAAATTGCTTCCAATATGAAATTTGAAGATACGTGGAGCCGTGTAATTCTAGACACCGCTCCTAGGGGTTGGTATTGGGACACGATGATCGCTGCTCATGTTGAAGATAACCGTTCCAAGATCACGGGTTTGAAATTTCAAACCTATGTCCGGCTTGGAAAATTGGATTATTCCTCTCACATCGAACCGTTCTTAGCAGGGAAACGGGATGAAGGTGAATTAGGAGCCAATGCCTTTAACCGTATTCTGGAATTGGATAAGAATGAATTAATGATTTACAATGGAGAAGATGCTTTGTTTGAATATTTGATCGCCGGCATTCAAATGAATAACTGGAGGATCGAATGAAAGCAATCAGCTATATTGACTACCGTGGATATGATTTGCTTCATAAGGGGACTGAAATATTAAGCCAGATAGAATGTAACGGAATTCATATTGACTTGGAATATTGTAAGAAAAAATTGGATCAGATTGCTGATACAATTCGTGAATTGGAAAAACAAATTCAGGATGAACCAGAGGTCAAGATATGGATGGAATCCTATGGGAGGAAATTCAATTTGGATAGTAGTACCCAGCTGGCCGACTTATTATTCAACCGTTTGAAAATAGAACCAGTTAATATGACTGAAAAAGGTAACCCTTCCACGGACGAGGAATCAATTGAATGTTTAAAAAATGATCATCCATTCATCGAAAAATTGATCCAGATTAAACGTCTGAAAAAATTATGTTCAACTTACATCTCGAATTTTATCCGAGAACAAGTTGATGGAATTTTACACAATTTTTTTCATCTTCATACTACGCAAACCTATCGTTCAAGTAGCAGTGATATCAATTTTCAAAATATTCCCGACCGTAACCCTGAATTAGGAAATATCATACGTAGGGCGATCATACCCCGTCAGGATCGTATGTTACTTGAACTGGATTATTCGGGCCTTGAGGTTCGAGTGGCGGCTTGTTATCACAAGGATCCAGTAATGATTAAAGAGATCACTGAGCCAGGGCGGGATATGCATCGTGATACGGCGATTGAATTGTTTTTATTGAATCCAAATGATGTGACAAGCGAATTACGGTTCACAGCTAAAAACAGTTTTGTATTTGCCCAATTTTATGGGGATTATTATGCAAATTGCGCTAAAAACATATGGAATGCAATCCTACTGTATGATCTCAAAACCCGCACGGGCGTATCCATACGGGAACATTTATCCGATAAAGGAATCAAAACCTATTCTGATTTTGAAAATCATGTTAAATCTGTTGAGTACCGGTTTTGGAATGAAAAATTCCGTGTGTACAAAAAATGGAAAGAAAATATGTGGGACAATTATCAAAAAACTGGTGTCGTCAATATGCATACCGGTTTCATTTGCCGGGGATTAATGCGGCGCAATCAAGTGATTAATTATCCCGTTCAGGGCGCCGCCTTCCATTGTCTACTATGGTCTCTGATCCATCTCCAACGCCTATTCCTGCGCAATCATCTACGTTCCATGATCGTAGGACAGATCCACGATTCCATCGTTATTGATGTAGTTCCTGAAGAGTTGAACTGCGTTATGAATTGGGCTCATACCATTATGACCAAAGAAATCCGTAAGGTTTGGGATTGGATCATCGTACCTCTCGATATCAAAGCAGAAGCATCACTCCCAAATGAATCTTGGGCTAACAAAAAGGAAATCAAACTGGGATCACCATGCCGTAGCTGTGGATCAGAATGGTCATTCAAAAAAAAGCTGGAAGAAAACAACACCGAGGATCATTGCATCGTATGCGGCGAAATCACTGAATAAAGGAAATCCCATGCTAGCCAACCAATTACGCCCTACTGAATTTGAAAATTTCATCGGTAATGAATCAGCAGTTGAAATGGTTAAATCGTGTTTGGCAAGAAGGAATCCACCTCACACTTATTTGATTTCTGGCCCATCAGGATGCGGCAAAACTACACTAGCCCGGTTGATCGCCAAACAGTTGAACAGTTATTCACCTGAGGCATCGTACAACCCGGACTACACTGAGATGAACACAGCAGATTTCAGAGGTATTGATACAGCCCGCAACTTGATCCGGATTGTCGGGCTGGCTCCCGTGAAATCTCCTTACAGGGTATTTCTGTTTGATGAATGTCACAAGCTGACGACTGATGCTCAAGAAGCGCTTTTGAAAGTGCTGGAGGAACCTCCTGATCACGTCATCTTTATTTTAGCCACGACCGATCCACAGAAATTGTTGCGGACGATCATTCGAAGATGTATCCATATCGAACTACAGCCCATCGATGAAAGAACAATATTCAAGCGCCTGCGGTATGTTTGTAAGGATAATAACCGTGCAATTGATCCAAAAGCGTTGAGAACAATCGCCGAACGTTCTCATGGTTCGTTGGGAATGGCTTTATCCCTATTGGATCAGGTATTTGATTTGGAAGGTGAAGACATTGAAGTAATTCTGGCCAAAGAGCAGGAATTGGAAACTCAAACAATTGATCTATGCCGGGAGCTGATGGCAAAAAATAATTGGATAAATATTGCAAAAATTCTCCAAGGATTGAAACAGCAAGAACCCGAACGGGTACGGCGGGCAGTCATGGCATATTGTTCAACTATTTTATTAAAGGGAGATAATCCAAAAGCCGCTTTGGTCATGGATTGCTTCCGTAAGCCATTCTACGACAACGGAATGGCTGATTTGATTTTGTCTTGTTATGAAGTAATAAACGGTGATTGATTTTTTCTATAATATAACAAAGGGAGAGAAACGATGCGCAATGATGAACAATTGAAAAAAGACATTCAGGATAAATTTGATTTTCAAAATGATCTAGCGATTGATCCAATGGCTCTGGACTGCGAGTGGTTAGATCAGCCACAGCGGTTCATGAAATATGCTGAGGCAGCCTCTGAAGCTTCCAAACGGCGTGAACAGCTCAAAGATCAACTCAATCTATTAAAATCCCAACTAGACCAAGAGATTAGAGCATCAGCCACGCTCAATGGGGAGAAAATAACTGAGGCTGTAGTGTCCTCCCGTATAGCTCAAAATGTTCAATATCAAAATCAAAACCAAATGTTGATTCAGGCAGAATATGATTTGGAATTAATGCAATATGCCGTCCGGGCAATGGATCAACGGAAAGTGGCTCTGGAAAATCTTGTGCGCCTTTTTGGAATGGAATATTTTTCAGGGCCAAAAGAGCCACAAAATATTGGTGAACGGTATGGATCATGGGTAAATAAAAAAGGTACACGGGACAAAATCAAGGAACAAATGCGCCGGTCATACAAACGGGCGTAATCATAATTCAGCCATAAAAGAAAGGATAAAAACAAATGAGACGTGAACGTGAAGAGAGAACATCCCGCCGTATTTCAATGCGTGAAAAAGCCCGCAAACGCGCGGAACAACGTGAATACCGCTCTGGAGGAGCCCGTTTCAATCTTGAAGGCGGTACAAAATTTTTTCAGCTTGATCCAAAACGCAAGATTCACCGCCTAGATATTATTCCATACAAGGTGACAGTTGATAACAATCCTGAAGTGGAAAAAGGAGAATTGTGGTATCAACGTACAGTGTTCGTTCATTACTCTATTGGCGCAGAGGAAAAAGCATACATTTGCCCAAAAACGATTGGAAAACCCTGTCCAATCTGCGAGAACAGAGCTGTACTGATGAAAAATCCTGACGCCAACGATGAAGACATTGAAGCACTTCGCCCCCGGGAGCGGGAGCTGTTTAACGTTATCGATTTGGATGATGAAGAAAAGGGCATCCAACTCTGGGAAATCAGCTATCACGCATTCGGGAAACAATTGGAAGAGGAAATCAGGGAAGGCCAAGAGGAATGGGCAGGATTTGCCGACCTAACTGGTGGGTATACTCTATTGTGCCGATTCAGGGAGGAATCAATAGGCCGCAATAAATTCCTCAAGGTCAACCGGATTGATTTTGAAGAACGGAAGGACTACCCTGAGAGTATTTTGAATGATGCGTTTGATCTTGACCGCATTCTCAAAGTGCTTCCCTATGATGAATTGGAAAGGGTGTTTTTGGGATTGGAGGAGGAATCCATAAAAAAGCCACAACGGGATGATGATGAAGAAAATGATTCAGAGGAGGATGAAGAGGATTCAGAGGAACCGGAGGAGGATGATGAGTCAGAACAAAACCAGGAGGATGAAGAGGATTCAGAGGAGGAAGAGGTTGATGAAGATGAAGATGAAGAAGATGACTCAAGTTCATCACGTCCAAAACGTCCCACCGTCCCGACAATCAAACCATCGCCCAAATCGTCCAAGGGAGACAAAGAGCACAAATGCCCTGCGGGAGGAAAATTTGGAAAAGACTGCGACCGGCTAGAGGAATGTGACGATTGTGATTTTTGGAATGATTGCCGTGAAACAAAGGATAACATGATCCGCGCAGCAAAGAAAAAATAAATGAGAAACGGGGGAGACCTCAATCATAAAAAATCAGTTCTGGTCTCCCCCCATTAATATTCTCGAGGATGAAATGAAATCAAATCGACCAAATAAATTGTTGCGATGTGGTGCTGCTTTATCCCTCATCAAGGAGCAGTGTAATATTACGATCACTCACGTCACATTAAGGGATTGGGGACAAAAAAACGGATTTGCCAGAAAAATTGGTGGACGGTGGTATTATGATCCAAAGAAAATGATTCAATATATCCAAGGTGGATCACAATGATACGAACCACTCCTCCACTTAAAATCCAAAGCATCAAACAGACTATTTTGAATAGGGAAAAACCGTCAGAAACAGAACTCAGCCGGAAAATTCAATTGATCGGGTCAGGTTCAACCTTGTTCAATTTAGCCTGTAGTGATTGCTTGGAAGGGGCTTTTGGTGTAGGGAAAATAGTCAATATTATTGGTGATCCTTCATCTGGCAAAACGTTGATGGCTTTATCCATATTTGCTGAAGCCTGTATCTCTCCCCACCTGAGTAGTTATAAATTGATTTACGATGACGCCGAATGTGCTAATGAGTTTGATATGGGACGTTTGTTCGGTAGGGAGACCGTGAAACGTATTGAAACAATTTCCTCGGATACCATTCAAACGTTCTATGTGAATGTGAAAAAATATTTAGACAAAAAAAAGCCATTTATTTACATTCTCGATTCACTTGATGCTTTGACTTCAGAAGAGGAGCTGGATCATCTCGAATCATTGCGCAAGGCAAGGTCAGCAGGCAAGACATCCAAGGGAACGTATGATTTATCAAAACAGAAATTCATCAGCAAAATACTCAGGGATATCGTTCACGCAATCAAAGATACACAGTCCCTATTGATCGTCATTTCTCAAACACGGGATAACATTTCTCCAATCAGTTTTGAGCCAAAGACACGGGCAGGTGGAAGGGCATTACGGTTTTACTGTTCGCACGAGGTTTGGTTAGCAGTGAAACGCAAAATCAAAAAATCTGATTTGCCCATAGGCGTACAGGTACGGGCCAAAATCACAAAAAACAAATTAACCGGCAAATTACGTGAGGTCGAATTCCCCATATTATATGATTACGGCATTGACGATTTGCGCAGCTGTATAGAGTATTTGATTGAAACTGAAACGTGGAAGGAGAACAAAGGAATCATCACGGATGGAGCATTTACTGGATCCATTCCAAAAGTGATTAAAACCATCGAAGCGGATAACAAGGAGGAATACATCCGGAATCTAGTGAAAAAAATATGGGACCGTATTGAGGATTCTATCAAATCAAACCGCAAACCAAAATATCAATGAATCAAAATAGGAGAATCAAGAGAATCAAAATGATTACATTTGAGAAGTTGTTGGAAGCGATGAATAAGGTGGAAGCATCAGGCAAAAAAACGAATGTTCCACCGGGCGACAACGGAACGAGGATTGGACCACTTCAAATTTCTGAACCATATTGGAAAGAAGCAGCCGAGTGGCTGGACAGTCAAACGAGAGTAACTATCCAACACAGTTGGAAACACTGTAATAATTGGGTGTATTCCAAAATCATTGTTTGGGCCTATATGAACCGCTGGGCTAGCAAAGCATTGATGGAAGGAAATTGGGAACGTATTGCCCGTGTTCACAATGGCGGTCCAAATGGATGGAAAAAAAAGGCGACAATACCCTATTGGGAAAAAATCAGCAAGGCATTAAATATTGAATGAATATACAGGGGAAATAATATCCGTGACTAGCAAGAGCAAACGCATAGGTGATGAATTTGAAAATTGGACTGTAAAAAAATTACGTGAACTCGGACTTGACGCGGGGCGGACCTATCTAGCCGCTCAAGCTGGACGGGAAGTGCATGGTGATATACGTATTGGAAACATACTTAAGGCTGAATGTAAAAAATCAAAAAATGGTAGTGGATTCCGCATGTTGTATAAATGGATCAAAAATGTTGATTTCCTTTTTCTGCGTCAAACGCATCAAAAACCTATTGTAGCAATGACGTGGGATATGTTCGAAGATTTGGTGAAATTATATGTGGAAAAAATTAATGAAAATCAACTATAATATATCAGAGAAGGTCACCTGTAGCCATCAGGGTGACCCGCATTCCCCACTTGCCGGGAGCCGCAATAAACCTCCCATTCTCCAAATCGGCGGCTCCCGGTATTTTTTTGAAAAAAAATTATGATTAACCGGATTGTTATTCAAAATTTTCAATCTCACAAAAACACAGAACTGAATCTGTCTCCTGGTGTGAATGTAATCATAGGAAAATCAGATTCAGGAAAAACGGCTATTTACCGGGCTCTGTATTGGGTAACGTTTAATCATCCCCTCGGAGATGATTTCCGCTCTCACTGGAGCGGAAAGGGAGATGAAACCTCTGTGGAATTAGTATTCAATGAAGGCCACTGTATCAAACGTATCCGCTCCAATACTTGTAACCGGTATGAATGGACAAAAATCGATGATCAAATAAATCAGATATATGATGCCTTGGGTCAATCGGTGCCCAAAAATATACAAGAAATTATCAATTTGGAAGCAATCAATTTTTCCTCTCAATTGGATCCGCCATTTCTAATTTCCAAAAGTTCAGCAGAAGCAGGCCGGTATCTGAACGACATTATTGGCCTGGACGTGATTGATCAAACAATATCTCATTTGAATAAAGTTGAATTTAAAGAACGGAACACAATCAATGGTTTGGAAAGGCAAATTGGATCAATTCACGCGCAACTAGATAAATATGAGGGGTTGGATGAATTGATCCGCCTAGATGAAAAAATAGAAAAGAAACAGATCTGGTTGAATGGACAAAAGAAAAAAATAAATCAACTCAAATCTCTATTGAATGAAATACAATCCATACAAAAACGTATAGACACGTTGAAACAGTTGATCAATTTATCCGATGATTTGAAACAAATAGATCAGACAGCAGAAGTGTTTGAAACCCAAATCAAAAATCAGGATCATTTAATTGAATTGACATCCGAAGTGGAAAAAATACAGAAAAAAATTCAAAATACAAAACAACTCTTGAAAAAAGAGGAAAATAAATTCAAAACCCTAATGCCGGAGGTATGTCCATTATGTGGAATGAATTCAAAAAAAATATGACTATGAAACATCCCGATTTGATCCTGGTTGGTGATCTACACTTGCGGGAAAATACGCCCTTTTGTCGCAAGGATAATTTCATTGAAACGTCATGCGAAAAACTAGCCTGGTTGAAAAATATTCAATCATATCATAACAACCCTTTGATTCTATTTCCTGGGGATATTTTCCATTCTCACAAACCCTCCTTTTATTTGCTCAATTTGATTTTTGAATGTTTCCCCATTTATTCTGTTATTATCCCTGGAAATCATGATTTGCCATTTCATAATTTGAATTTGTATCTCAAATCAGGATTATCTATTTTGGAACATTTTCTGAATCATTGGAACCGGTCCATCATTAGTGTCGCTACCAAACCTACCCGTATTGTTGAATGTGGAGGAGACGTTTTGTTGACCTTATTACCTTTTGGATCAGAGCCAAAAGATTTTGAATCAATTGAAATCAAGGGAAAAATGACTCTCCAAAATGGATACAAAGAGGTTTTGTTAATTCATGAATACGTATTTGAACCAGACAGGCCTCCCTTTCCGGGCTGTGATTATATTGATGCAAATCAACTCCTGGATAAATATCCAGGCATGGATCTGATCGTCGCAGGAGACAATCATATGCCTGTTTATTTTGAAAGGGAAGGGAGGAAGGTGATTTGCCCGGGTAGTTTCACGCGTCAAACGTTCGATCAATATGATTATCAACCTAAAATATGGTTTTGGTACAAAAAAACCAACCATATCGAGAGCATCGACATACCAATCAAACCTGCCGAGGATGTATTTCACAACCCAGATGATTCCCAAGTCGTTCGAGTGTTGGATACATTTAACGAGTTTCTGGAAGCCACAATGAACGCTACCGTCCACGAATATGATTTTTTTGAAATGCTCAAAAAATATATGTCTAGCAAAAAATTCAAAAACCAATATGACAAACGTGTGGCGGAGAAAATATTGGAGGCAATAACGGAAAATGACCCGCACTCGACATCTTATTGACATGATCCGGGAATCACGGGAACTGATCATCGAGCAGATACGCCGCGATGGAAAGACTAATGGAAAAATAGATTGTCTCATTTGTAAACATGGGAAAATTCGATATCAACTAGGTATGGACGGATGTTTGCGGGCGCAGTGCTCTACATCAGGATGTTCCAAATGGTTCGAGGTGAAAAATGAATGGAAAAAATCTGATTCAACAATTGACAGAAATAAAACAAAAAATGGAACAATTCCGGAATGATCTAGCATTCAGTCAAGGGCGCCTCGGTCAGATATTAGACACAATTGAAAAAGATTTTGGATTCAAGCCAGAAGGGGATATGGCTCAGAACGTTCTGAAACAAATGGAAAAGGAGGTTCAACAAACTGAAACAAAATTAAATTCGATGATTAAACGGTTTGAAACCCGGTTCCGCGCTTTGGAGAAAAAACTCAATGAATGAAACTCTTCAGAAATATTTCAATCAAAGGGATCTGCTCCGCAGTCAACTAAAGGCTGCGGAGCAGGAATTGGAATACACAAAACAGGAATTGGAATATACTCTCCAGGCCCGTGAACTGGTACGGAATGTTGCGTCACAATTTCAAAGGGATTTTCAAACTCATCTCTCATCAATGGTATCAAAAGCAATGCGGGCTGTATTTCCCGATCCCTATCAGCTTTGTGTGGAATTTGTTCAAAGGCGTGGCAAAATGGATGCTGACATATCGTTTATTAGGGATGGGGAAAAAATTGATCCTATGGCTGGTTCTGGTGGCGGAGCAGTGGACGTAGCCGCCTTCGCGCTTCAGCTAGCCCTTTGGTCAATCAAAAAGCATAAAACCCGTTCAACATTGATTCTTGATGAGCCTCTGAAATGGTTGAAAGGAGAAGATTACCCGGCTCTGGGCGCAGAAATGATTGCCCAGATCAGCAAACAACTCGGCATTCAAATCATTATGATCAGTCATATACCCGAGTTGATCGGATCAGCGGACAAAATTTTCCTTGTTGAAAAAAAGGGAAACGTATCCCGTGTGGAGGAAATCCAATGAACGAAAACGATGCGGCTCAAATCATTGTATCACTAATTACACTGTTTATTTTTTTGATATTGTACTTGTTACCTTTTGTCATCGCGAATGCCCGTCATCATCATAATCAGGCCGCTATATTCCTGACCAACCTATTTTTTGGATGGACATTGCTTGGCTGGTTAATATGTTTTATTTGGGCTTTTAGCAACCCTCCATCAGTAATCATACGTGAAATTCATCACAAGGAAAATTGAAAAAATTTCATATGAAAGAATTGTTTATCATTCTCATATTCAGCATCATATTTGCTTTCATCTTCACAATGATGATCAATCGTATTTTTGGAGATGATGATGATGAATAAAAAATGTCCGCACGGAAAAAATGTATCCGTGCGGACTCAATGCAAGGAGAGAATCCGCCCGTGGATTCATTAATTCATTAAATATTATGACCGGGTGTCGTATACAAATTTGCGAATCAGATTGATCAGTGTAGAAAATATAGCGACACTGATCGCCTCCCATGCTCCAAAATCAACATTGTCGGAAAATACTTGGAGCCAATCAGCCAAAGCAGTTAATGCTGCTCCACCAATCACAATCAATGCGCCCTTGCCGATTTTTATCAAATCGTCACGGCTAAGTGAAAATGCCGGCGAACCCTCTGATGGATAGTAAACCCTGAGGCGCATATTCTGCGCACTGATTCCGCTCTTGTCATCCTTGTTTGATTTGTTGATATTGTCGTTCATGATAGTAACAGCCTTTCGTGTGTAAAATATGGGTCAAAAATTTATTTGACTCAGCTTACCAATGTTAAAATCACTATACAAATCAGCAGTATCAATGCCATCTCAATCATTGATTTTGTAATTATAGGATCGTTCGGAAATTGTTTCATGTTCCACCTTTCAAAAATGATTATTTATTTTGGTACATGAACCTGAAATTCTGAAATTATTTTCAAAATCGCAACAATAACGGCTGGTATACCTACCGCCAGTGAAACAATACGTGACCAGAATTTTATTTCCTGCCTCACCTCCTCAATACGGCTAGCTGTATTTATTCCATTTTTCTTGATTTCCCCGATACAATTTTCAATATACGACAGACGGTCCATAGTTTCTTGAATCCAACGAATGCCTTGTCGGTATGAATCACCATTACCAAAGGGACATTGATGAATAAATTTACCGCCAGAATTTCCATATTGTTTCTCTTGAAATTCTTTTTCATCAGTTTCTTTTTTTCTCATATCCATTTTCAATTATTCCATTGATGGACATTTTCCGTTTTCCAAAGACCAACCGATCAATCAATTATTCATCAATATAATTTACTGCAACATATCATTTTCCCTTTTCATTGTTTAATTTTGGATTTGTCCAATCATGGGCTTGATCCCATACTGTCACAGAATAAATCTGCGGTCCCTTTTCCATACGCATCAATTGTATAGTCAACAACCCTATACACAACGCCGCCGCTACCAATGGCGTAATTGGTACGTACGCCACCAGAGCCGCCAGGCCCGCAACAACCCAGGCCCATGGATATCCTACACCAACCAGATACGTAAGCGCCAGCACGCCAAGAACCAACTCACGCCGCACCGCCGGTACATTTTTGTTGATCCAACAGATAAGTACCAAATGAACGAACAACACCAAATAACTCATTCCACGTATTGGCGACAGTAACCAAACCGCCGGCACTGGCCAATACGGATACAGCCATGCCTGATAAATCCAACCGCCTACTAACACGCCTAGGCTCACAAATTCCACTACTATGCCTATCCAGTGGAACCTATTGGGAGTATCCTTGTTCAACGCCGCAAACAACGGAAATATCAATAAAAATGTCAATAATGGCCAGATTTTAATTAATGGGACCGATGATTCAAGTCCATCACGTTGGATAATCTGATCAATCAGAGTCAGCGGTTCTCCCGTATCCATCCGAACATATTGTACGATTCCCCAGATCATAGGTATCAGAAGCGCCGGCCAGGACCGCCGCGAGCCGTACAGAATACAAACCGCCAGTACCAAACCAAGTACAAATGTTCCCCGTGGATTGAATGCACACGCCATGGTAAACACTATCGCCGCCACGTAATATTTTTTTCTCAAAATAAATAGAATCACAACGAATCCCAACGCGTGCGCCACCGCTGCTGGTGTCCCCGTCAAAGCCATAACTGGGCTCACATACGTGCACGGTAATATACGGTCATCTGCGAACGTTAATGCCGCGATACCTAATATGATCAGCAACGGATTTTTGATTTCCAAATCACGCCACAGAATCGATATTAGACAGCCTAATGCCAAGAGAGACAACACCGCGTGAAAAACAAATCCCGTGGCATAATTACGTATGTCCAAATGAAACCATCCCAAAAAATCATCCCATATCGAAGCCCGTGCCAGAAACGATTCATTCAGTTTTTGATTATTCTGTTCAAACGTCCATTCGACCAATTGCGCATAACCGGAATGTGGAAGGCCATGATACTTGACTTCCATGGTCAGCATTAGACTGATTAAGCAAAATATATAAAATGCCCATTGCTTCATTGCTTCACCTCCAAAATTGGTTCTTCTTTGACAGGTTCCTTGATAATCGGAATTGGTGCTGTCTTGCCAGTTATTACTTTCTTAATGACATTTTCGACATCTGCTTTTTCTTCGGGTGAGAGAGCATGTTCCAAAACCAATCCTTCTTTGAATAGAACGTCCGCCACCCGTTCTCGCACAAGTAAATCCTTCGCTTGGCGTTCGGCGGTAACGGTATTCTCCAGTTCTCTCTTTTGTTGCATCAAAATCTCGATATCCTGGTCCTTTGCCTTTAGCCTTTCTTGCACGGCCTGTAACTCGGCAATGATCGCATGAAACATCGTCCCGGAGATCACGTATCCCGCGGCTGTCTGATTAGCTTCCAAGAGAATTTGCGTCACCAAAGGCGGTTGGGCTTCCTGACTGGATGCAGAGTAACCAGCACATAGAAAAAGCAGAAAACAAGTGATTTTTTTCATGACATACCTCACTGAACTAAATAATCACTTCTCCTCATTATTACCTGAATAGCTTTGCAACTCCTCAATCGCTTCCTGAATCGTCTGGCAACGCAAAGCCCGGATGATTCGTTGCCGCAGTATGGCCAGCTCCGTCGCCAGCTGTTCGCACTCAGCGATCAGTTGAACCCGTTTGGTCATCAGCCTCCGGTTCTCTTCCT